GCTACATTCGGGGACTAATACCCATTTTTTCCATTGGGCTACCAAGTCTTATGCCAAACACAAAGCATTAGGCAAGTTCTACGAGAACATCATCGAGCATACAGATGCCCTAGCTGAAGCCTACTTTGGATGCTACGGTCAGATTACTGAATTTCCTGCCACATACCACCAGCCAAAAGAACCATTGGCCTACCTACAATCATTGCAAGCGTTTGTTAAAGATGCCCGTGCAGACTTGCCAAAAGACACAGAGATTTGCCAGCTTATTGACAATATCGCCCAAGAAATCGACACAACCATTTACTTACTTAAATTCAAGAGCTAATCGTGGATTATTTCAAACCCCAATCTTACAATTTACCTGAAGGTGAATCAGATGAAGGTATTAGGCTTGCCGATTTATTGCGTAAAATAGATGTTGGCGGTAGAGCAATACCAATGGGTCAAGCTGGAACAATGGTACAAGGTCGTGCTGGCTATCAATTTGACCCTAATGAATCAGGCAACAATTTAGGTATTGGCATTTCAGGTCAAGGCGTCTTAAACAATAAATACAACATTCCTGCCGTTATAAACGGTATTGATGTTAGCTATGGCGGCCCTGACCAAAGCATTTCTGCTGGTTATTACCCTAATAAGTCACAGTTTATGGGTCAACCAATGGGTAAGGGTGGCGTAAGTTTGATGTACAGAAAATCATTTGATTAAGGATAATCATGCCGTTAGATAAATCAGGATCAGCCGAATCTGTCGGCAAAAATATCAAAGCTGAAGTTAAAGCTGGTAAGCCTAAAAAACAAGCACTTGCCATTGCCCTTAATACTGAGCGTGAATACGCTAAAGGCACACGCAAAGCTAATTTAGAAGCCCAGTACGACAAATATATTGGCGAAAAAGATTGAATCGTAAAGATGCCATCCGTGCCGCAGTAGAAAAGCACGATAAACCAATCCCAAAGACCACTGTCGGCAAAGGCAGGAACTATTTGCCTGCCGATCAAGGTGCAGGGATGACAGCTAAAGGCAGGGCAGAATACAATGCCAAGAACGGTAGTCACTTAAAAGCACCTCAATCAAGTGGGCCAAGACACGATAGTTTCTGTGCAAGGTCAGCAGGATGGAATGGGGAACGTGGAAAAGCAGCAAGAGCAAGGTGGAAATGTTAATGAAAAACGGACTTTACGCAAATATTCACGCCAAACAGGAACGAATCAAGCATGGTTCAGGCGAAAAGATGAACAAGGTTGGCAGCAAGAACGCCCCAACCGCCCAAGACTTTAAAGAATCTGCCAAGACTGCAAAGCCTACACGCAGAGAAATGATTGCTTCCAAGATGAAGGATATGTAATGGAACACATGAACCACAAGTACCCGAAAGAAAACGCTCTGCTTAGACCGCATAAAGAGTCTACCTACGAAAAGAACTTAAGATTGCGTTTAGAGCGTAGAGCCGCAATTGCCAACAAAGTTAAAGACTTGGACAAAGAAGTTAAATAAGTTATACTTAAGCATCATTAACTAACTACTTGGTTAAATATGCAAATCAAAGAAGTCGCTGTAGATAAGCTCATCCCTTACGCAAAAAACAGCAGAACGCACAGCCCTGAACAAGTGGGGCAAATTGCCGCCAGCATTAAAGAGTTTGGATTTAGAAACCCCATATTGGTGGACAACCTAACTTTGATTGCTGGGCATGGCCGCTTACTTGCCGCCCAAAAGCTGGGCTTGGACAAAGTACCCACAATTGACTGCTCTGATATGACTGAAAGCCAAAAGAAGGCTTACATTATTGCAGACAACAAGCTGGCACTAAATGCTGGGTGGGACACGGCAATGCTATCAATTGAGATGCAAGAACTACAAGAGCAAGGCTTTGACCTTGAATTGCTAGGTTTTGACGATAAAGAGCTAAATGCCTTGCTGGAACCTGAAGTGGTGCAAGGATTAACAGATGAAGATGCCGTGCCTGAAACCCCGAAAGAAGCAACCACTAAGTTAGGGGACATTTACATTCTTGGTAAACACCGTGTAATGTGTGGGGACAGCACCAGCATCACAGATATGGAAAAGCTGGTCAACGGACAGCCTGTGGATATGTGCCTGACCGACCCACCTTACAACGTGGCTTATGAAGGCGGCACAAAAGAAAAGCTGACCATTCAAAACGACTCAATGGAAGATGGGCAATTCCGTCAATTCCTACGAGATGCATTTGTAGCGGCAGATATGGTTATGAAAGCAGGGGCAGTCTTTTACATTTGGCACGCTGATTCCGAGGGTTATAACTTTAGGGGTGCTTGCCACGATACTGGCTGGAAAGTGCGCCAATGCCTCATTTGGAAGAAGTCTAGCCTTGTCATGGGCAGGCAAGATTACCATTGGATGCATGAGCCTTGCCTTTATGGATGGAAAGAGGGTGCTAGCCACCTTTGGTCAGCAGACCGCAAACAAACAACTATTTTGGAATTCAATAAGCCCACAAGGAACGGGGAACACCCCACCATGAAGCCTGTGGAGCTGTTTGAGTACCAAATGCTTAACAACACCAAGGGTGGAGACATTGTCTTGGACAGCTTTGGAGGTTCAGGAACAACCCTAATTGCTGCTGAAAAACACGGTAGATATGCCCGAATTATGGAACTTGACCCCAAATATTGCGATGTAATTGTTAAGCGTTGGGAAGACTTCACAGGCGAAAAAGCCGTTCTTTCGGAGTTATAAAATGGCACAAGGCAAATTACATACCCCAACCCAAGAGTCACGGGACACCGCTAAACGCCTGTCAGCATTAGGTTGCCCCCATGAAGACATTGCAATTAGGCTTAAAATCAGTGCCGACACGCTGGTCAAATATTACAAAGAAGAGCTTGATGAGGGCAGAATTGATGCAAATGCGGCCATTGCAGGCACTTTGTTTAGCCAAGCCAAGAAAGGCAACACTGTTGCCGCCATATTTTGGTTAAAAACACGGGCACGCTGGAAAGAAACCCAAGTAAATGAGGTAACTGGTCAAGATGGCGGTGAAATCAGGTTAGCTTGGGCAGATGAGTAGGCTTGTAAAGCTAAAATACCGCCCACGAAGCGTTTTTGAGGACTTCCACCAACGTAAGGAGCGCTGGGCTGTAATCGTTGCCCACAGGCGTGCAGGAAAGACCTGTGCTTGCATAAACGATTTAGTGGTACGTGCATCCCTAGAACGCAAAAAAGACGCACGTTACGCCTATTTAGCCCCTTACCACAGCCAAGCCAAGACCATTGCTTGGGACTATTTGCTTAGATACTCTGCACCCTTGCTAAAACGCTCAAATCAGTCCGAGTTATGGGTGGAGTTAATCAACGGTGCAAAGATCAGGCTGTTTGGTGCTGATAATCCTGATAATCTTAGGGGTTTATACCTAGACGGTGTAATTCTTGATGAATATGCCGACATGAAGCCCTCTGTTTGGGGTGCTGTTTTGAGGCCGTTATTAGCAGACAGAATGGGGTGGGCCGTGTTTATTGGGACACCGAAAGGACACAACGCTTTCTACGATATTTATTCCGAAGCCCAAAAAAGCCCCAATTGGTACGTTAAAACACTAAGAGCAGACCAAACAAACTTGCTGCCTGAAGCCGAACTTGAAGATGCACGCCAATCTATGACGCCTGATCAATATGAGCAAGAATTCTTATGTTCATTTGAGGCTTCCATCATGGGCGCTTACTTTGGAAACGAGATGCGCCAGCTTACCGAACTGCAAAGGATTACCACGGTGGATTACGACCCTATGTTTCCCTGCCACACAGCTTGGGACTTGGGGTACAACGATTCAACAGCCATTTGGTGGTTTCAGGTGGTTTACGGTGAAATCAGGGTGCTGGATTACCATCAGTCAGATGGCAAGAATATCCCTTTTTACACTGGCTTGCTGGCTCAAAAAGAAGAAGAGTTTGGGTACAAATATGGCATTCATTATTTGCCTCACGATGCAAGAGCAAAAACTCTAGCAAGTGGTGGAAGGAGCATAATTGAACAAATATCTGCAAAAATTGACATAAAACATCTTAAAATCGTTCCAAACTTGTCATTACAAGACGGAATACAATCTGCGAGGCTTGCATTAATTCGTTGTTGGTTCGATAATAAATGTGAAGAAGGCATCGAATGTTTGCGGCAATATCAAAGGGAATACGATGAAGATAAGAAAGTATTTAGAGACCGCCCTCGGCACGATTGGACAAGTCATGGCAGCGATGCGTTTAGGTATCTCTCAATTGTATGGAAAGACGAGGACAGCCCTATCCTCAAAGATAACCGTGTTAAAGGACTTCATGTCGGGCAAACGGATGTAAGCCTTGATGAATTATGGAAGCAAACCCCCAAATCAACCGTTAAAAGGATTTAATCATGTCAGGCGTTAATCAACCATTTGGAACATTCTACGAGACCGTAGCCGCATCACAAACTGCTCAAGTTTTAGGCGTTACTGGCGGTGCTGGTGACACTTTAATGCGTTTAATCGTTACTGTCGGCACAGCTTTAACTGGAACTGTAGCATTGTTAGACGGTGCAACTTCTTACACAATTTGTGCCGCAAGCACTCCAATTGGCGTATATACCATTGAAATTAACGCTGTATCAGTCAACGGTGCGTGGAAGATCACTACTGGTGCTGGTGCAACTGTATTGGCTGTAGGCAACTTCTCTTAAGGATTCAAAATGGATCACACATACCAAGATTGGTATAACTGCATTGCCCAGTACGAACGTACATTCAAGGAATGGGAAGGTAGAGCCGACAAGATTGTTAAACGGTATCGTGATGACCAACGCAGTAGAAACAATCCTAATTCAAGGTTCAACATCCTTTGGTCTAATGTACAGACCATTACCCCAGCGGTATTTGCCCGTTTACCACGCCCTGATGTAAGCCGTAGATTCCGTGATAACGACCCTATCGGTCGTGTAGCGTCAATGATGCTAGAACGGGCGTTAGAGTACGAAATTGAGCATTATGGTGACTATGCAAGTGCCATGAAGCAATGCGTACAAGACCGTTTACTTGGTGGTCGTGGTACATCTTGGGTTCGTTATGAGCCACATATTGTTGGTGAAGCTGGCGATGAAGCCAATGGTGCTCCCGATGATGGCTATCAAATCACAGAAGATATTGACGAAGCTGAAACAGAAGGCGGCATACACCGTGAAAATCAAGAGCGTATCGAATATGAATGTGCTCCTGTAGATTATGTCCATTGGCGTGACTTTGGCTTAACCGTTGCCCGTACTTGGGAAGAAGTTACAGCGGTATGGCGTAAGGTTTATATGGGTAGACCTGCCCTTGTTGAACGCTTTGGTGAAGAACTAGGCGGCAAGATTCCGCTTGATACCAAGCCTGATACATCCAAGACTTATAACGAAAAGATGGGCGAAGGTGCTAAAGAAGCCTGTGTTTATGAGATTTGGGATAAAACTAGCGGTGAAGTCATTTGGCTATCAAAGTCTATGGGTGAAATCCTTGATACCCGTGCCGACCCATTACAACTTGAGAATTTTTGGCCATGTCCCAAGCCAATGTTCTCCACACTCACGACAGATAGCTTAGTTCCTGTTCCTGACTTTGTTCTATACCAAGACCAAGCAAGACAGCTAGACACGCTGGCAGACCGTATTGATGGCTTCATTCAAGCACTTAAGGTTCGGGGTGTATACGATGCGGCAGAGCCAAGCCTTGCCCGTCTATTCTCTGAAGGTGAGAACAACGCATTGCTACCAGTTAAGAACTATGGTGCATTTAGCGAGAAAGGTGGATTGCAGGGGGCTATTAACCTTGTAGACATTAAGCCGATTGCCGAAGGTCTAAACATGGCTTATCAAGCTATGGAGCAGGTTAAGGGTCAAATCTACGAAATCATGGGTATTGCTGATATTCAGCGTGGACAAACAGACCCTAACGAAACCCTTGGTGCTCAGATTATTAAGTCAAACAACGCTTCAGGGCGTTTAAAGACCATGCAACACGATGTAGTGAACTTTGCAACATCTCTGTTGTGTATCA